ATTTGAACGTCACTTTGGGCGCCTTGACGCTGGCGTCAGATGCTACAGTGGCGCAACTGCCGATCACGGCGGACCTAAATGTTACGCTTGACGCGCTGACGCTATTTTCAGCGGCAACGGTCACGCAACCTCAACCACAAGGCGGCGGCGGCCCCGGCAACGCGCAACGCAGGCGGCAACGCGCGGTCTATATGGTGGATGACAAGGTTTTCGACCGGGCAGAAGATGCCGCGCGATACCTTGCCAGCGTTACCGCACCCGAGCCGGCGCAAGAAGCGCAACCTACGCCGCGCCCGCGCCGTGCAGCGCCGGTTGCATCAGTAGAAATCGAAGGCAGGCGCTTAACTTTGAAGCCTATCGCGCTGCCAGTAAACGCAACACCAGAGTTTATAGCCGATATGATCCGAGGCGAATTGCAGGCGGCTAGGCGCAAGCTGCAAGCCCGGCAGGAAGCCATAGAGCGTGAAGAAATGGCGGCGGTCATGGTGGCAATGCAAATGCTGCTGGATGACGGCGAAGAGATTGTTTTTCATTGAGGTGCATCGCATGAAATCGGCAGCTTGGACCCGGAAAGCCGGGAAGAATGCCAAAGGCGGCCTAAATGAAGCCGGGCGCCGATCCTATGAAAAGGCTAACCCTGGTTCGGACTTGAAACCGCCCGTGAAGGCTGGCGACAACCCGCGCCGCGCTTCCTTTTTGGCGCGCATGGGCAATATGCCCGGCCCTGAGCGCGACGCAAAAGGCAAGCCAACGCGCTTGCTGAAAAGCTTGCAGGCTTGGGGCGCATCCAGCAAGGCCGATGCCAAAGCCAAGGCCAAGGCTATCAGCAACAGGAACAAGGACAAATGAAAAAACCCGTTTGGAAAACCAAAGACCCGACCAAGGGCGACAAGAAGCTGGCGCCCAAGCAGAAGGCAACGGCGAAGGCCATGGCGAAAGAAGCCGGGCGCCCGTATCCGAACCTTGTGGATAACATGCGCGCCGCGCGCCGGAAGAAATAACGGCACCCGCCCTGCCGGTGAAGGGCGAGACAGGAACCAAACATGAGCCAAGCACAGACGAAAGAGCCTGACCTCGAGATTGAGGATCAGGCTTCACCGCTTGAAACGCCCGAGGCAGAGGCCGCAGAGGCGCCAGAACCCCCCGAGGCAGCAGATCTGGAACAGCCGGAAGAAGTCATAGTCACCATTGGCGATGAACCCCCGCCGGAGCCGCAAGAAACCACGCCGGCGCCGGAATGGGTCCGGGAATTGCGTCGCGTCAACCGCGAGCGCGAGCGTGAAATCAAGGAATTGCGCGACAAGCTGGCTGCAAAGGAAACCGCCCCGGCGCCCGCGACTGATCCCGGCAAGAAACCAACGCTTGAAGATCACGACTATGACACCGAGGCGTATGAAAAGGAATTGACGGCCTGGTATGAGCGCAAGCGCACCGCAGATGCGGAAATCACGCGCCAGCTTCAAGCGGAACAGGAACAGCAAAAGGCATGGCAAGCCAAGCTGGAAGGCTACGCCAAGGCCAAGACCGAATTGCGCGTGCCGGATTATGAAGATGCAGAGGCCGTGGCGCAGGAAACATTCAGCATCCCGCAACAAAGCATTATCGTGGCGGGCGCCGAAAACCCGGCTTTGCTGATTTATGCCATGGGGCGGAACCCGGCCAAGGCTAAGGAATTGGCTGCCATTACCGATCCCGTCAAATTCACCTTTGCTATTGCCAAATTGGAGGCACAATTGAAAGTCACCCCCCGCAAGGCGCCCCCCGCGCCTGAAAAGCCTATCCGGTCAACCGGCGGCGTTCCCGTATCCGGTGCCGTGGATGGCACCCTGGAAAGGCTGCGAGAAGAAGCTGCCCGGACTGGCGACATGACGAAGGTCATTTCCTATAAGCGCCAGAAGGCCATGGCCGGCAGAAAATGATTGACGCGCAACCGGGCGCTGGCGTAAAGTGTTGGCGCCCAGGTGTCGCGAGCCGTAAATCGCAGAGGGCATAAAACGGCAGCCGCCCGGCCTTATGGGTGAGACATGGCAACAATTCCCCATCTCTCAATCATGAGGCTATGAAACATGGCAAACAGTTTCAGCAAAGAAGAGCGCATCGCCTTCGAGAATATTCTTGAGGGCTTTCAGGATGCGCTGGTTCTTTCCCGCAATGTGGCGATCTACAACACTGATCAGGTGATGATGGAGCGCACGAATAACGTCATTTGGCGCCCGCAACCTTACATCGCGACCAGCTATGCTGGCACCGATATGACCGCCAATTTCGATGATTACACGCAGCTTTCCGTCCCTGCTACGATTGGCTTTCAACGCTCCGTTCCCTGGGTGATGACCGGCACGGAATTGCGCGATGCTTTGCAGGAAAACCGCCTTGGCGATGCTGCCAAGCAAAAGCTGGCTTCGGACATTAACGTGGCGGTCATGAACGTGGCGGCGCTGCAAGGCACGCTTTTTGTCAAGCGCAGTTCTGGTGCTTCGGGCTTTGATGACGTTGCCCAATGCGAAGCCATTATGAACGAACAAGGCGTCATGATGGAAAATCGCTATCTGGCGCTTTCCACTCGCGACTATAATGGCATGGCCAGCAACCTTCAGGCCGTGACGCGCTCTTTCGGCAACCAAACCAGTGATAACGCGCTGCGCCGCGCCCTTGTTGGCACGGTGGCCAGCTTCGATACCTACAAGCTGGACTATGCCCTTCGCAAGACTGCCGCTGCCGGCGGTGGTAGCTTGACGATTGACACGCGCGCTTCTGCCGGGAATTACTATACCCCGAAAGCGACTTCCGTGGCGGCTACTGGCGAAGTATCCAACGTGGATAACCGCTACCAGACCATCACGATTTCCAGCACTACAAACGTGGCGGCGGGCGATGCTTTTACCATTGCGGGCATTGAAGCGGTGCATCACATCACCAAGCAAAGCACGGGGCAGCTTAAAACCTTCCGCGTCATTAGCGTGCAGAGCGCAACGACGCTGGTGGTTTCCCCGCCCCTGATTACGGCGCAAGGTGGCACTGATGCCGAAGTGCAATATCAGAATTGCACGGCGGTTAGCACGGCTTCTAATGCGGCCATCGTGTTCCTGAATACCGTAACCAACTTCATGAATCCTTTCTGGCACAAGGACAGCATGGAAATTCTGCCAGGTCGCTTGGCAATCCCGAGCGATGCCGGGGCCGCTGTCATGCGCGCTTCAACTGATCAGGGCATCGAGCTGGTCATGTCAAAGCAGTATGACATCAACACGCAAAAGACCAAGTATCGCCTTGATACTCTTTACGGCGTGGTGAACAAACAGCCGGAAATGTCCGGTATCATGATGTTTTCGCAGACCTGATCAAAGCAGAAGGAGATCACGAACATGGCTACTTATTCGAGTTTCGTTCTGCCGCAGGGCAATTCGGGCGATATAATCATTCCGGCTAATGAAAGCATCGCGGTTGCGTGCCAAGGTTCGGCGCAGGTGTCGCGCAAGCTGGGGTATCCCAATTACCCGGATCAGGTGACGCTGATCGGCACCGTAAACAATGGCCAGACGGTGTTTGGCCCGTATGCTTCCGGCGCAGTTATTGTGGTGGAGGCTTCCGGTGGCGTGGAGGCCTTTTACGAGGTTGGCACTGAGCCTGTGGTGCAGCAGGGCCGCTTGAACGCGCAAGTTCAGGTGACGCCTGCCAACATTACTGATGGTGCATCCATGGGTTTTTCGCCAGCGAACCTGCTGACCGGCTATGTGACCGCGACCCCAACTACGGGCCGCAATATCCAGCTTCCGACCGGTGCAGAATTGGACGCCGCGACCAATATGGCTGTCAATGACAGTTTTGATTGGACGCTTGCCACACTTGCGGCCTTTGCGCTTACGATCACGGTGGATACCGGCCATACCATTGTCGGGGCGCCGGCAACGGCTGGCACGTCTGGCGCAACAGCGCGCTTCCGCACGCGCAAGACGGCTGCGGATACTTTCGTCACCTATCGCTTGTAATGATTTGGGCGGGCTTCACGGCCCGCCCTAACCCCTTGCAGGAGGCTTCCATGCCGTTGAAGAAGGGTTATTCCAAAGCTTCCATTTCCAGCAACATTCGCAAGGAAATGAAAGCTGGCAAACCGCAAAAACAGGCGATCGCCATTTCAATGAATACCGCCCGCACGGCTGCCATGAAAGCCGGCAAGCCCGGCAAGGCGCCGAAAGGTGCAAAATGAGACTTCTTCCAACTATTCTTTACCGTGTGCCTGGCGCGCATTTTGGCCCGCCGGGTGTTACCTATGATTATCGCGGCATTGACACGGAAGAGGCGCTAGAAGCGGCGTTGGCCGATGGTTGGCATGAAAGCCTTGTCGCTGCGATGGCGCCGCCTGTAGCAACGCCAGAAGCCGCGCCCGTGCCAGCCGATGACGCGCCCGTGACGCGCGAAGAATTGGAGCAAAAGGCCGAAGAGCTTGGCATTAAGGTGGATGGACGCTGGTCAGACAAGCGCTTGGTTGCCGAGATTGAAGCCAAGATGGCAGTGCCAGAATGAGCTACACCAAGCGCCAGCTTATCGAAGCCGCTTTTGAGGAGGTGGGCCTTGCGGCTTATACTTTTGACCTGACGCCTGAGCAGATGCAGGCGGCTATGCGGCGCATGGATAGCATGGTGGCGACTTGGAACAGCAAAGGCATCCGCATTGCCTATCCGTTGCCGCGTAACCCAGAGGATAGCAGCCTGGATGAAGAAACCTCCATTCCAGATCGAGCGATTGAGGCTATCGTTTCAAACTTGGCTATCCGACTTGCTCCGGCGTATGGCAAACAGGTTGCGCCCGAGGTGAAAACATCGGCGCGGCAAGCCTATGAAATCCTTTTGGCGCGGGCTGCAATGCCGGCTGAAATGCAATTTCCGGCAACCATGCCGGCAGGCGCGGGCAATAGGCCTTATGTGATGGATGATCCTTTCATGCCAGAGCCGCAATCTCCAGTATTGGTCGGGCCGGATGGCCCGCTTGAACCTTAGCAGGATGGAACGCCATGCCCACGATTAACCAGCTTTCCGCCCTGAATAGCCTGAGCGCAGGCGACAATATCCTTGTCTATGCGCCCGGCGAAGGCGACACGCGCCGCGCAAGCCTAACGACGCTGCTTTCGTTCATCGAGGCGAATTTTGCCGATCCGGACTATGTGACGCAGATCAATGCGCCAACTTTTAGCGGGTTCAATTTGCAGATTGGCGCGCAAACACAAAGCCTTTTTCTGATCATTAATCCAACTGCGCCTTTCGCGGCTGGCACTATTACCTTGCCGCCTGTAGCATCTTGCTTTGATGGGCAGGAAATTCTTGTTGTTTCGTCGCAAATTATCGCGGCGCTTACGGTAAACGATAATGGCGCTACTTTGATTGGGGCACCTGGCGCGCTTGGCGCTGGTGGGTTTTTCACCATCCGTTTCAATAGCCTGCAAGCGACTTGGTATGCGATTTCCAGCAACACGGCTGGCAGCTTTAGCAGTTTGACACTTTCGACCGGCATAAATGATGTAAACGGCAACGAATTGTTGCGCGTTTCTGCCACGGCTTCGGCGGTGAACGAGCTTACGCTTGCCAATGCCGCAACAAGCGGCGCCCCAAGCTTGACCGCAACGGGCGATGACACGAACATCAGCTTGAACCTTGTGGCCAAGGGAACGGGCTTGGTTCAAGCGGGCGGCGTGCCGGTGGTTACAACCACGGGCACGCAAACCCTGACAAACAAGACGTTAACGGCGCCGGTTATGACCGCGCCGGCGCTTGGCACGCCTGCCAGCGGTGTCTTGACGAATTGCACGGGCCTTCCGGTGGCGTCTGGTATTTCCGGGCTTGGCGCCAATGTGGCGACTTTCCTTGCGACGCCTTCCAGCGCCAATTTGGCTGCGGCGCTTACCAATGAAACAGGCAGCGGTTCGGCAGTGTTTGGCACTGCGCCAACCATTACCGGCTTACGCCGCGCCGCGCCTGTTACCAAGACGGCAGACTTTACGCTTGCCGATGCGGAAGATTACATCATCAATAACAAAACCGGTTCGGCTTGCGTTGTGACGCTTCCCGCCGCCTCAAGCCATACTGGCCGGGTAGTGGTGCTGAAAACCATTCAGGCGCAGGCTATCAACAGCGCATCATCGAACGTGGTTCCGCTTGCGGGCGGCGCGGCTGGCACAGCCATTGTATCAGGCACGGCGGGCAATTGGGCCGAGCTGGTGAGTGATGGCGCTAACTGGATCATCATGAAGGCATAAGGAACAGGCCATGACCATTCGCGCACCATTTTTCGCTGCCCGTGGCGCTAATCAGGTGGTATCGCCTGGCGTCGCATCAGCAGAAGTTTCAGTCGATCCAAAA